TTTCCACAATTGTTACAAAAATATTGTTTTTTTATATTCATTATTATTAGTTATACTAATTAATAATAATGTTTTTATATAATTTATTTATTTACTAAATACAAAGATGAGAAACTTTAATTGTTTTATAAATTAACTCATTAAAATTAATATATTAAATTTTAATATAATAAAGTTTTAATATGCATAACGTTAATCACATATTTAATCCTATTATATGGGGTCCTCATTATTGGTTCGTATTATATACAATTGCTTTATCTTATCCTGCACATATAAATGACTGCACAAAAAAAAAGTATTATGACTTTATAACAAATTTACCTTTATTTTTACCTGTTTCTGATATAGGCGGTGTTTTTAGTAAATTTTTAGACGCATATCCGGTAACACCATATTTAGATTCAAGAGAATCATTTTCAAAATGGGTTCATTTTATACATAATAAAATAAACATTTATTTAGGTAAACCCGAACTTACATATTATGATGCTTTAAATAAATATTATGAAAATTATAAGTTAAAAGAAGTTAAAAAAATGGATGAGCGCAAAAATAAAGAAAAATATATTTTTGGTGCTTTAATTATTGTAATTATTCTAGTAATTATATTTTTATATATAAAATATTAATATTATGAAATTAGAATTAATTATTTTTTTAATAACTGTTTTTGTATTAGCCAACACATATTTTGAAGGTAAATTATTTAATAAACTTAAGCAATATCAAAAATATTACAAAATGGCACTATTTGCATTTATAGGTTTATGTGTATATTTGTTTATTAAAAAAAATCCAAGTAATTATAAAGAAATTGTAACTCATGCCAACAGTTATATAAAATATTTACCAATTGATAGAAACACTGCAAGTTTTATAACTCCTATTATTGATTTGACATCTAAATCACTAAGTAGTGAATTACATAATAATTTTAATTTTTCTAGTTCTGCAAATATTCAACAAACACAAAATTTACTAACTTCAATAAATGCTAATCAAAACTACTTATCTAAGCAACAGCAAAAAATACTGTCTTCTGGTAATAACTCTACAAAAAGAAGTGTTAGCGAAACCAAAAAAAAATATGTAGCTGCTTCACAAAATTGGCATTGTAAACATTGTATGAAACAATTGCCTGCATGGTTTGAAGTAGATCATGTTAAAAAATTAGAATATGGAGGTTCGAATAATATTGATAATTTAGAAGCATTATGTAGAGATTGTCATGGTAAGAAAACAGCTTTTGAAAATTTATAAGCAATAAATAATAGTGTTATAATCTAATATAATAATAAATAATATTGTTATAATCTAATATATTATTTATGGATTTTGAATCAATAAAAATTAATTTTTATTATTCTTTCATTATATCAATATTAGCATTAATAGCGGGATTGTTTTATTATTTAAATGATAAACAAAATATTTTTAACATAAAAAATACAAAATATGAAATATTTATGTGGCTATTTTTATTAGCATTTAGTATATATACTTTTCTATTTTTTGTGCGTAAAGGCATTCATGAAAGGGACACTAGTTTAAAACTTGATAGTACTTTTTTAAATATGTTTAAATATCTTGGTCTATTGTTACTTGTAATAATACTTCCATTATTAGCAATTAGTTATTTATTGCAGTTGCACAAAACTGATAATAGTTTCTTTAATATTACACAAAGTATATTAGGAATATTAATAATAATTGTAGTTCTTGCAATAATAGCAAAATTATTTTCTGTTAAACCAACTACATCTGACGAATGTTCGTTACAAGATAAAAATAGAGTAAAATATTTAATGTGCCTATTTAAAAATATCATATTTTTTATTCCTTGTTTATTAGTCATATTAGTCGACGAAATAAATAAAGACATAAAATTAACACCATCTTCCGTATATTTATTATTTTTTGTATTAATTATTTTAATAACATTACTATTTGTATTGCCTTCATTTATGTCGTATTTAGCAAAACAAAATAAGAACGATGTTTTGGGTGGGCAAGGTCCTTTTTATTTAAATGAAAAGAAAACTTTAGGAAAATATCAGAATTTAGATAAAGATGTTGCTAATAATATTGCTATTCCAAAATTCGATTTGAGTTTTAATGTTGAGATTAAACCTTTAGAACAGAAATTTAACAATATACTTTCGATTTTTAATAGTTCTAATGACTATACTTCTACTGAAAATACTTCTAATGAAAATACTTCTAATGAAAATGTTGTTAAAAATGAGTATAATACAACTAATAAGGCTATTGCAGATAATACAAAAGGGTATGATTTCAAATTATTTGAAAATGATGTAAATGGTCAGTATAATATAGGAGCAAACTATAAAAACTTGTCAAAAACTTTAGATAAATTTCCTTATAATTATACTTATAGTATAAGTTTTTATATTTATATAAACCCACAACCAACAAATACATCTATTGCCTATACAAAAGACACAGAGTTATTTAATTATGGATTCAAACCGGTTATATATTATAATGGAAAATCTAGAAAAATTATTATAAAGTCCAGAACAGTAAATAATAAAGCAGATCAATTAGATACTATATATGAAACGACTAATGTAAAACATCAAAAATGGATATATTTTGTTATAAATTATGAAAATAATATTATAGATGTTTTTATTGATGGTAAATTAGTAGGTTCAAAAAAGAACGTTACACCTTACTTTGTAGGAGATAAGGTAACAATAGGAGAAGATGATGGTATATATGGAAGTATTAAAGATATATTTTACTATGATAAAATAAAAACTCCTGATTCTATACAATTTTTATATAATTTAACAAAAAATAAAAATATTTAGAAAGATTTAAAATAATATATTTAAAAAGCAAAATTTAAAAACATTATAATATTTTTATATATTAATATTTTATGATGAGTGTAATAAATATAATTATTCTAATAATTCTTGCTTTAGTAATATTATGGGTGGTATTGAACAACACAATTTTCAAAACTAATATACTATATGACCAAATGTGTGATGCAACAAAAACAGCAACAATCAGTGAGGGAGCTTCAGTTGATAATATTATCCTTAATAAAAATATACCAGGAACTAATTCATCAAACTTTATGTTAAGTGTTTGGTTTTATATTGATAACTGGAATAATAATATATCAAAAGAAAAAAATATTTTATTTATATCAAATAGTCCTACTGCTGTTACAGCCCCAAATTTAGATTCACTTTCAGGTATTAGCACAAAAGCAACATTGGATCCTCCTCAAACTGGATCATCCGTACGCAAAAATTTAAACATTGCTTTAGATAAATATGAAAATAATTTATTTATAGATATAGAATGTTTACCAGATAAAGCTGCTGATGCTACTAAAATATACTACACTAGATATAAAATACCTAATATTCCAGTTCAAAAATGGAACAATTTAACAATTAGTATAGATACTAGAACATTAGATGTATATTTAGATGGTAAATTAAGAAATTCATTTATTATGCATGGATTATATAAAAATGATAAAGATGCATTAAATAATATATATTTAGGAGCGATGAATACTCAAAATGACGGTTTTCAAGGTTTTATAACACGTGTCAGATTCATCGGTGACTCAATTAACCCACAAGATGCATATAATATGTATAAAGAAGGTATAAATGCCTCTTTAGCCCAATCACTATTTAACAAATATAGATTAAAAGTAAGCTTTTTAGAATATAACACTGAAAAAGCTAGTTTTCAAATTTAAATATAATAAAATATATTATATTATTTATATTAGTAATATATAAATAATATGAACACTGCTAGAGGAATATCTGAAAATATAAATAATTATTTAAATAAAATAATACCATCTGACACACAAAGGAAACTAGGAGATTTGAATGGTTTTTTATCTTCAAACACAATGATTGCTAAAGCAACCTTCTTACTAGGAGTAGTAATTGTGTTTTCAATATTATTTTATGTTGGAAGCAAAATTATATACTATGTTATGGCTCCATCACAAGCACCATATTTAATAGATGGAATGAAAGATGCAACAGAAGCAATAACTATTACTCAAAATTTAGCATCAAAAACCTCAATACCTATATTAAGAAGTGAGAATCAATATGGTGGTGTTGAATTTACATACTCATTCTGGATATATGTTAATGATATAACTTATAATGAAAATATTGATTTTAAACATGTTTTTAATAAAGGTTCTCCACCGAATTCTGTAGGTGAAGGTGGTAGTGGATTGTTTGGACCAAATAACGCTCCCGGTGTATATTTATATAACGGTAAGAAAAATATAAGTGATACTTTAATAAATAATTTCCCTGTTTTAGGAATGCTAGTAAGAATAAATGTATTTCATAATAATGCGAGTGCTAAAAAAGCATATTATGATGATATATATGTAGATGCTATACCTATTAAAAAATGGGTAGGGGTGATTATTAAAGTAACATCACAAAACATTGTTGATATATATATAAATGGAGTTATGACAAAACGTCATAAATTATCTAATATTGTCAAACAAAATTATGATGAGTTGTATGTAAATTATAATGGTGGATTTTCTGGTAATTTATCTGATTTAAAATATTATAATCATGCAATTGGAACTTTAGAAATTGATTCACTAACTAGCAAAGGACCTAATCTTAAAATCAAGAAAAACAGTAATATTGAGCAATCAAAACCTCAATATTTGTCTTCACAATGGTATTTTAATGATACAAGTGTATTATCATAAAATACATAAAATACATAAATTTTAATATTCATAGTTA